GCAGGAAAAGTATAAACACCAGCAGCAACGGACGCAGCCTGAACACCAGCATAAGGTAAAGCGCCGGTGAAACTTGCAATATTACCACCGTTAGCATAAGTAACAATAGTAGAATGCATGCGAGCTTGAAGAGTAGCAGAACCCATACCCAATCCATCTGGATATTTGGCATTCTTGGCCATCGGACAAAATGGGTCCGCAATTGCGCAGACAGATTCCAATTTGGAGCCGACTGAACGACTAGGAACTTTTGAAGTGCGATAGGTGGGATTACGCTTCGGAATGCTGACAGCTGGTTTGAGTCCACTCTTGGTATTCTTGCGACCAGTGGAGTCACCATTCTTCTTAGCAGCCTTCTTAGCACCACCTTTCTTCTTGGTTCTAGGCATTTAATAAAAACAAAAACAGAACGTTTGTACACAACTAAATTTTAAGGGTCAAGTTAGATCTTATCTGAATGTCTACTTTGAAAACCCTAAGGAACCCGAAGGCATCAAGCATCCCGCTCAACCATCGACTCAAGCCAGCTGAAGCTCAAGATGATGGGGACTTTTTCCGCAGCGTTTAACACGTTGACAAACTCAAAACAGTGTACCTGTAAGAGAGAATATCGTTCATGCAACAGACGCATATTAAGCGGACTTGGGTCAAAATTACGTGACACATGACCTAGTACCTCGTACTCGCGTGACATTTTGGCCTTTTGACCAAGTGTCAGGTCCAGCCCCTTTTGGACGTATTCGCGCAGCAACGGAATATGGCTGACATCTTGTATCAAGCCTAAACACGTTCCACGAAAATTAGCGGCACCAGGCTTAGTTACGTTCCAGCCGATACGTGACAACAAACGTCCGATTTTGGGTCCCAACACAGTCACTGTAGCACGTGTAACAGGATGTGTTGCATACCAAAACAATTTAGAACAGAATTGCCAATCACTACGATTGAAAGACACTAATGGGGTCGGTCGCAAACCCAATGAACAGAGGAATCCATTGAGTCGCTCCAGTACTTCTGGGGTGAGAACATCTCTACGGCCTAGGAGCCAATTATCATCACCGCATATCAACATGAAGAAATCAATGTTGGGTGGTAAGCCGGCTTCATGAGCTCGAGCATTGACGATGGTATCAATCAAGTTGGTGTCAGGAAGACCAGACCAAACTTGTGTCACCTCGCGCTTACCTTTAGCACCTTCAGTTTTCTTCAAATTGTAGCTAACACCATGCTTACCGCGTCCTTTGGGGGCGATTGACTCGAGCCATGCCAAAGTTTTCGGTTTCATTCCCATTTTCAAATAAGATTGCCGCGTCTTCAGTAACTCAGTTTGAACCGAACTATCATAGACCTTGAAGTCATTGCTAAGAGCAACGACCATTTCCTCTCCACCAAACCGCGCTATTGCCTCATCGACACGAGCACCAATTTCATCAAGTGAAACACCACTGGCATACATGAACTTACTGTTCTTGCCATCCCAAATCCGACGTAGAGCAGAGTAGATTTGGGACACAACATGACCACACATAACCTTAACGGCATCAGGGGCATTTGTGATGACACGAGGTTTCAAGTCGGGCTCACCTGTCAACACTGCAGGTTTAGCTTTCTCAGCCTTGAGAAAGAAATCAACTGCAGCTCGGACAGGGTCAACATACTTGACGCGCTCATACACTTGTGAGAACTTCGTGCGTTCATTTAAACTGAACTTGGGTTGTGCCAACCAACGTTTAAAGCTATCTTCATTGTCATGCACTCGAATAGAATCGAGGTCCCTAGTGGATTGGAGATCTGTACTAAAGAATCTCGCAAGTGACGTTGAATCAGGCTCAGTACGGGGTACAGCAACACGGTTTGTCACCGAAACGATCTCTGCTTCCTGCGAAACAGCCGCGATGGTCGGTACAACGGAGTTGAAAACCATTCCACCCATTAACAAACCTTGCGGACGCGAAGCGGGATGTCGAGGGGGATTGGGGTCATTGACAACACTCACAGCACCGGGAGGTGTAAGTAAGGGTTCAACGAGAGAAGTGTTCGCGAAAAATCGGCGAACAGTAGGGACTTGTGCTCTCCCAATGATAGAGGAGGTAGCACCAGTTGAAATAAGGGAGGCAGTCCAACCGTCAACAGAAAGACGACTGTACCGTTTGAC